ACGGCGAAAGGTTGCGGTTCTGGCAGATTTTCAGATACTCGTCCAGGTAGGACTTAATATTTTTGGTTTTCTTCACTACCCCGAACAGCTCCAGTTTTTTGGAGGTGGGGAAGTATTTCGCATAATCAAATGTGCCGCCGGCGATCTGGTTCTGTATCTCTCCCAGCAGGCGCTCGGCATACTTCACGCCGCGCGCGTTTGCTTCCATTCTGGATAGGGGCTCCCGGCAGAGAACCCCCTTGTAGGTGAATGTGATCACCAAGGTATCGCCAGTTTTATGCTGGCGAATTGTTACTCCTCTTGGGAGAGATAATGATCCTTGTTCTTTCTTGCCCACTTTGAAACCTCCGTTAAGTCTATCCAGCGTTCTTTGACGCCATCGACTTTTAATACATGGACACCCTCTTTCCATAACCCCCTTTGTATCCGTTTGTTAACAGCTTCAACCGTTTCTCCGGCGTCCCGGCAGTAGGTTGAAAGTGGTACGCAATCAAGACTCATGACCGGCCTCCCGCCCAAATGCCTGGGCATTTTCCAGTTCATTTGCCGCATAGATAAGTGCGTTGTGGTGCGCTCTAAAACCGGCATCAAGCTCGCTGGCCGCTCTCTTGCGCAAAAAATCGATTCCAGCCTGATAGTCTTTACTGGCTGGCAGATCTCCCAGGACCATCAGCATGTTTTCCGGGTCGATAGGGATAGTGGTGAGCCCCAGCTGCTTGGCCTCCGTTGCCAGACGGGTCCAACGCTTAATAATTTCTAAAACTGGCTTATTCATGGAGCGCCTCGCTACCTCACCAAAAATTTATATTCAATCAGCGCGCCGATAACGGTGGCCGCCAGCAGCATGGAAACAATGATGCTGAAAATGAAGGGCTTCATCATTTCACCCCTGCTGGTTTGATGGCCTGCAGTGCATCAACCTCTTTAACGAATCGGTCATGCATCGCGTCCCATTTCTCACACCATTTCTCCATTTCTCCATTTCTCGCTTGCGCGCCAGGATGCGACGCAGACGGCGAACACAACGCTGGTGGGCGGCCAGATACTCAGCCTTTGTTTCCCCGTCTCGCCATACCTCCCTGTCATCGCGATCAATACGCACCCGCGGGTGACGCTGCGGAAAACCTGAACGCTCAAAAGCCTCGGTGGTCATGAAGAAAGCCAGATAGCGGATCGCTGTATCTTGCGTGAAGCATTTTTTGATACGACCGTGACGTACTGCCACGAACAGTGGGCCAACTGGCGTATCGTGTTTCTGTAATGCCAGGTCAATCATGCTTACGGTGCGTTTATCGTTCATTTCCGGTCCTTAACTTTGCTGTATCGTTCGTGACTCATTACTTCCCAGTTCTTTCCGCCATCGCGGGAGAGTAGCCTCCAGCGGTGATTGACCTTGAGGCTCAAATTACCGGAGCCGTGCATACGGCAGGGGTGGATGCGCCTTGCCCTGAACTGGCTTAAAACGTGAGCCGCCTTGAGGTGAACCCACTCAGGAATTCGTATCGCTGTCAGTGCCACCAGCTACCTCCTCAAATCTCAGCTCAATTTCGCGCGCCATTTCGATAAACGTGGCCAGTGAGCAAATGTGCTCGTCGTCGGACAGCCGGCGGTCACATATCACCCTCCCGTGCTCGATGTGCAGGACTACCCGCCCGGTAAAATCAGGGAGGACATGCAGATCCACGTTCAACACGGGGCGGGGGATCAGCACACCCTGATAGAGCATTGTTTGTTGGTTAGCCATTGCCGATCTCCGCATTAACTGGTTTCTGCTTTTTGACGAACTCCACCAGCTCAGAAATGAGCTCGTCGATTAATTCCTTCCCGCTATCCGTAAGGAATTCACCGCTGCCATTAACATCAACAGCGCTGCTGTAAATTCCCTTAATAGCTTTTACGCCTTCGACATTCCCGTACTCACTGATCGCAAGCCTTTCGAATTTTCGTAATAATCCATCGAGAAGAATCTCTGTTAACTCGACCGTGTTAATGCCGCCTTTATTGAGTTTAATAACAAGGCAGTTACTGCCTGTTTTACGCAGGTGGCGTAATAACGCTGCCTTTAAAATTCTGCGTCGGTAGGTGTTGATTAAATTATCCATCATTGTTTTCGTTCGCCCCAAACCATGCGTTAATATCGGATGAGTGATTCCAGGCCATTTCAATCAATGCGAAGCGCTGGGCATCTTCCATTTTTAAGAAATTCTCAGAAATTGTTTGAAGCAAGTAATACAACTGCTCGGCATGCACACTCATTTCCTGCGCTGTCCAGTTACGAGCATTTACCGTCGTTGGAGTTCGTTTACTCATAATCTATACTCCATAGGCTTTTCGCATAAATAAGTTTGCAATGTGATAATAATCATTGCCGTAATTAGTAATCATTAAAATTGCTGTTCTGAAGGCGTGTCTACCTTTAATAAATGTCATGGCTGCTTTCTCCTGTTTAGGTTTTTATTTGTCATGTAAGTCATGGTGCACAGTTCATTAATGAGTGATGTAAAACGCCCCGCAATGCGTACGTCGATGCGTGTTATTGCTGGCATGAGTAATTCTATAAATTCAGCGCGCAATTCCTGAGCGTACTTATTTGCAGCTTCTGCGGTTTTTGCTGTGTCATCAATATAGAGATCGGCTGGATTGCGATATGTGCGATTAACTTCTGGCAACTGAATAACTTTATTGTTTTTCATAAAATATTTCTCAAGGTGAGTTTGTTAGCACCAATAAAGGCGTTTATTGATAAATTAATTTCAAAGTTTATTTGTATCGAAATCTGCAATTCTGTCGTTAACTTCTTCCAGTGTTTTAACGACCAGAGTTATAAGAGCATGCTCACGTTCTTCTTCCTGGCTGACCATCATTTCAAGTAATAGCCATAAAGAAGCAGAGCAACAGCGTAAATCGTGTGACCAGCTCATGAGCATATCGCTTGTTTCAAGGCGGTCTAAATGAACTGTTTTCTGGATTTCCATGCTGCCTCCTACATTAAGTGATTTAAGTAATTAAGAATGTCGTTTAATTACTTAAGTTTTAGTAAGGATGGATCGTTACACGGAAAAGGTCAACCACTAAAGTGATTTTATTTTTAATGGGTAAAGTAATTTATTGTTTGATAAGCAAAAAAAAAGACCGCCTAAGCGGTCTAATTCGATAAATTGGAGGGGTTAGGCAAAGCGTTTGATCGCGGCAGATTGCTTAACTAATACCTTCGCTAAAACGCGGAACTGATCTTCATCAGTGGCATCAATTTGCCAAGAGCTATACAGCTTGTTATCTGATAGGACAACCAAGCTGTTCTTCTGCATCTGTAGTCGTTTTATATGGATGGTTTTACCGAAAACAAACACGTAGATTCCGTCCCCTTCGAAGTAATTAACCGTTGTGTCAACAAAGATAAAGTCACCAGGATCAATGGTTCCCTCCATGCTGTCGCCCCTGACTGTAATCACTTTTATTGCGGAAGCTGGTCGGTTACCAAACATGCTTCTGGCATGCTCCTCTGTGAACTCAATGGCGCGTATGGTTTCGATAAACTCAGAAGTCAAAAATGTGCCGGGGCCTGCACTCGCCTGTATATCCAGCAAGTCAACCCTGTAAGCGCCGGTGCTAACAGGCGCCACTACCTTCATGGGCAACAGCTCAGAAGATTGATCGGTTACTGGCATTTCACCTGAAGCAAGCCATTCAGGTCGAACATTCAGAGCTTTTGCTAGCTCTACTGTTCTGCGCGAGCCAGAGGCATTGCCTGACGTTAACTTCCAAATACTTGATTGCGACATCCCAACCAATTTAGCCAGGGATGCTTGAGTCATTCCCGCCGCTCTCATGGCTTCCGTAAGCCTATCTGCAAAAGTGTTGTTAGACATAGTGATTACTCCAAAAGTTGTTAAAAATTTAGACCAAATGAAGAATCAAGTCAAAAAGTAATTGGCATCCTTGCAAGTAACCCTCTCAATCGCTAAAGTTATATTTAATTACTAAGGGGGTTTTATGATTTCAGAGCCTATCGATATAGCGATCAGATGTGCCGGAAGCCAGGGGGCGCTTGCAAAGCAGTGTGGTGTATCGCAAGCAACGGTCTGGAAATGGCGTCATGGGAAAAAAGTTAAGGCCGAGCATGTATTGAAAATTGTGGCTGCGGCCAGTGGCCAAATAGCTGCATATCAAATCAGACCTGACTTGCCGGAGCTATTCCCAAAGCCAGAGAAAGAGCAGTGATATGGCACTTGATTATCAACCGGTTGATTTGCCCGGGGCTTTTAGCCAGGCCGATGCCGATTGGCTCAAGCAGCAGTTACTGAGCCTGACGCCAGCAGCACGACTAAAAGCCATTCAGCGTTATGCAGCTGTGTATCAGGAATCGTTCGAAGCCGAGCCCGTTTCCTACCGCAAGGAGAACCGGGCAAGGCATGAAGCTAACGTAAGGCTTCGCCGGTTCGTTGAAACACACGGGCGGGCAATTCAGGGGTACACGGCTCAACCGCTCCTGGCAGGAACGCAACACCGCTCCTGATTGATACCGGGCTTAAAGGTGCCTGGTTGCAGTCTGACTTAAAGGTGTCAGCTGCTGGTGGGGTGGTAGCTCCCGATTGCCTTTTACTGTCTCGTTGTACTCTTTTGCTAGTACATGAATAAGGGAGAGGTAAGAGGGGGGTAAGGGGGGAGATCGGAGAGGGATGGGAATAGGCCTTTTCCAGAAGGCAGCTCCATTGGTTAGGTAGGTGCAGATCTCAGAGACAGAGCCCAAAAACGCCACCGTACTAGCAATGTAGTACATGGTTGGTCGGGTATGAAATCGGGAAAGGTTTTTCCTGGAAGAGTGAAATGTAGGGGGGTTGATAATGATGAACATCACACCGAATTTTGCACAGGAACGCGCACTCCATATGCTGCGCCGTGACTGGAAGGCATACGAATCTTTCATGATGTATATGCCGACCGGCAGCGGCAAAACTGGTCTGGCTGCTTTCGTTGCTGCTGGTCTGGTAAGTCGTGGTATGCGCGTTCTGTTTGTCGCCCCTTACACCATCCTGATTAACCAGACGGCTCAGCGCTTCGCTCAGTATGGCCTTCCGGAGGACCAGATCAGCTTTATCTGGCGTGACCATCCGAACTATGACCCAAGCCTGCAGATTCAGATCGCCAGCGCTGACACGCTGATCCGCCGAGAATTTCCTCAGGATATCGATCTGTTGATTGTGGATGAAGCTCACTTGCGCAAACGTCGCATTCTGAAAGAGATTGAACGGATCACCACAGAAACCAAAGCGAAGGTTATTGGCCTTTCCGGAACCCCGTTTTCACCCTTCTTGGGGAATTACTACCAGCGTCTGATTAAGCCGACCACCATCGGAGAACTTATTCAGCGCGGTGATCTGAGTAATTACGAATTTTTCGCGCCAACTAAACCGGATCTGAAAGGCGTTAAGACAAAAGCCTCGATGGAGTATGGCAGCGACTACGACGAAGCGCAGCTGGCAGAGATTATGTGCGGCTCTGATCTGGTGGGAGATATTGTCGATAACTGGCTGCGTAATGGCCGTGACCTGCCGACGGTGGCGTTCTGCGTCAATAAAGCGCATGCCAATTACGTCACCATGCAATTCAACAAAGCCGGTGTTAATGCCGAAGTCATGGTGGCTGAAACGCCACACGAAGAACGCCAGCTGATGATCCACCGTTTCGAGACGGGCGCTACAAAAATCATCGTCAGCGTCGGCGTACTGGTGGCGGGTTTCGACAGTGACGTTCGTTGCATCATTTACGCCCGACCGACAAAAAGCGAAATTCGCTGGCTTCAGGCACTGGGACGTGGTCTGCGAACTGCCCCGGGGAAAGATGCCTGCCTTATCTTCGATCACAGCGGCACCGTCCATCGCCTGGGATTTCCTGACGCCATCGAGTACAACGATCTGCCCTCCACAAACGACGGGATGAAAGAAGTTGCAGCTCGCGTAGCCGAAGAACGGGAGGAAAAACTCCCGAAGGAATGCCCGGAATGTCATTTCATGAAGCCAGCAGGTGTCTACGTCTGCCCGAAATGCGGATTTAAACCGCTGGTCGGCGAGGATGTGGAAACTGACACGCAACGCAATATCAAAAAGCTCAGCAAGGGCGAAAAGGTTTACACCAAATCGGACAAACAGTCCTGGTGGAGCCAGATCAAATTCTATCAGCGCCAGCGCACTTCGATGGGGAAACCCATCAGCGACGGCTGGTGTGCGCATACATTCCGCGAAAAATTCAACGAATGGCCCAACGGGCTGAGCGATTTTCCGATGGAGATTACCCCGGAGGTAAACAACTACATCAGGCACAAACTCATCAAATTTGCGAAGGGACGGGAGAAGGCCGACAGCCTGGCGGGTGAGCCTGCCAGCAGTGCGGACACCACAAGCCGGATCATTTCCGCAAAGAATAAGGTTGCTAACATTCGTAGTATGTTGGGGAGAAGAACAGCGTGAAGACAGCGGAAGCGGCGAAAGGTCGCTGGACAGAAATTCTTGAACATTACGGCCTGCCGCCAATAACCGGGAAAAATCACTATAAGGGTGAATGTCCGGTATGTGGCGCACGCAGCAAGTTTCGTATTGACGACCGTGGTGGTGCCGGAACGTGGATCTGCGTGTGCGGCAGCGGTGACGGCATGAAACTGCTTTCCCTCACGCAGACCGGGAAGACTTTCTCGGCACTTTGCGCCGAGGTGGATCAGCTCATTGGCAATGACTACCGACGGGAGAAAATCTCGGCCAACAGCTCTGCGGCGAAGCTACGCCAGCGTGCCATCAGTAAATTCGCGAAGCTGCTACCCTTGCGGGGTACCAACGGGGAAGGTTATTTGCGCCAGCGCGGGATCAACAAACTACCCTCTGAGGCGATCCGGTTCTGCGAAAAGCAGCGCCATGCAGGCAGGATTTATCATGCTCTCTATGCTCTTGCCACCGATGATAAAGGTGAGCTGTGCTATCTCCACCGGACCTTGCTCGAAGGGGATCGCAAAGCGCCGCTGGGCGAAAGCGCCAAACGGCAAAAATCCCTGCAGGAAGACAACTACCTCGAACACGCCCGCTCGGTAGCCATCCGTATGTTCCCAGTATCTTCAACGCTGGGGATCGCAGAGGGTATCGAAACGGCGCTCTCCTGCTATCAGATTTATGGCGTGAATACCTGGGCGGTTATGAACAGCAATTTCATGAAAAAATTCCGGGTGCCGGCAGGGGTAAAACATCTGATCGTTTTCGCTGACATGGACAAGCATTCTGCCACCGGTCAGGCGGCGGCGTTTGAGTGCGCCCATGCCAATCTGCTGGCGAAAAATGACCTTGTGAAAGTCAGCGTACGCTGGCCGGACAACAGTGACTTTAACGATATGCTCATGAATGGCGATGAGGTTCGTGAGTTGGTCTTCTACAAGAAACAAAAAGAGGCGGCATAATGCGGGACATCCAACAGGTATTAGAGCGCTGGGGAGCATGGGCCGCTAACAATCATGAAGATGTTACATGGGCTTCTATTGCTGCTGGGTTTAAAGGGCTCGTCCCGGCACGGGTAAAATCACGGCCACAATGCTGTGACGATGACGCAATGATTTTATGCGGATGTATAGCAAGACTAAACAAAAACAATAAGGATTTGCATGATCTGCTGGTGGATTATTATGTGATGGGCATGACGTTTATGGCGCTGGCCCGCAAGCATGGCTGCTCTGACGGTCATATTGGTAAAAAACTTCAGAAAGCTGAGGGTGTGATTGAGGGCATGTTGATGATGCTTGATATCCGGCTGGAAATGGATCGCAATGTTGAAAAAAGTTCGTTTGTGATTAAGTAATTTGATTCATCTTGCTGTCTCACTGTTTAATATTTTAACAGAGGGATATACAGAGGACGTTATGTTTAAAATCACAGCGACTATCATCAAAGCAGGAGGCACACCAGCTGAGTGGATTCGCTTTTCTAAACACAAAATGACTCGCGAACAATGCGAAAAAATGTTCTTCAGGGACAAAGAGGCTGGTAAATCCTATGGAGCTAAGGTCACGATCGAAAATTTTCGCTGTGAGAAGGCAAAATAGGTTTACGTACGTAAAATACGTAATATCCTGTTAAGAGTGGTCACTTCGACACACAGCTTAACCATCGAAACCCTGCCTCGGCGGGGTTTTTGATTTCTCTGGTAAACTCGGCTAGCATCAGCATATTTGAAAAAGGAGATCCTATGAAGAAAGCCGTGATTGCCGCCTCAGTCATACTGGTTGCTGGTTGTACAAGTTCACAGAAGCAAGAAAAGCCTATCGGTATGGCAAATCCAGCGTCCGTTCACTGCATTAAACAGGGCGGGAAACTGGATATCGTTAAAGAATCTCGCGGTGAAGTGGGTTATTGCACATTACCATCAGGCGAGCGTATCGAAGAATGGGCTTTATTTCGTCGTGACAACATGAAATAATCGTGCTACAGGTTGCGATGATGGATCACTCCCGGAGTGACAGAGAAACGCTACAGTTTTGAATGGGCGCTGATTTTTGCAAAAATACTGACCTTTGGGTTCAGCGCTCATCCAAAAGCACCATGTCTAAATCCGGTTAACCTCGGGAGGTTTGTTGGATGAGGTGCCTCTCTAGCATTTGGCCTCGCTTCGGCGAGGTTTTTCTTTTTCTCGACTGCATATCGATTGATAGATGTTAGTTAGAATAATTCGCATTGTTGGATGTGGGATAGATAGTGACATGAGCATTTTGCCAAATGATTAGTTGTCACTTTTGTAACAACAAATCTCTATACGACAAGCATCTGGACAGCTTGAAAATATTTTGTTGTTTTTAGGGCACCTCAGATTGGATATCAGTATTGACCACAAAGAGGGCTTGAAGGGGATTATATGATATATTGTATATTTATTATGTTCTGAAGCCCTGCTAATACCTTCACTTATAGTTGTTATCTCATCTCCAGGTAGAAATTGTATTTTCCCGCTATGCCAGAGTATCAAATTCATCTTGTTAGTTGA